GGATCCGTAATGCCTACATTTTGATAATAATTGACGCAATGGCATATATATCCATGGTTTTCTCCTTCGCAACAAACCGCGATAAGCGCATGACGTCATGGTCTCACTGTAGGTACGGGGCGGAGTAATGTCATTAATCTATTTTTGGTGGACAAAGGGCTCATTAAATAGAAGGAAAACGGCCTTTTATGTACATATTTGCTGTGTGTAATAAACAATAATGTACTCACGTTGTACTCACGTGTAAATAAGTCAGCGACTTGACGTTTATAGCGAGTGGTGGAGCCATGAGTCAGAGTTGACAACGTACAACGCCGAATTCTGAATGTTCCATTGCAGATAACTTCAACTTTTCCTCACTTATGGGAGCCATGTCTCCAATGGAGATGGAATATGGAATACCATGTACGAATGATACGAAATAAACCTACTGGTGGTAGCTGTAGAACTTGAACTCACTTGTGCACCCAGAAACTTCCAGCGCAACGGTAGATTGATTGCTGTTTGCATTAATTCTTAGTTTCAATCTATTCCTCAAGCATGCACCATGTCAACTCTGACGAGTTAACATTCCTCGCGGTGAGTTTCGGACCGTAGCAAGTTCGTCATGAGTTACAGTCAGCACCGAAGGGTACAGATTACATTTGCAGAAGTTGGAGAGCTGCGAATAGGTCCTGCGCGTTGTAAGCAAAGTGTAAACTATGTTCAGAGCAAGCGTACCTTGTGTCGAACGTACCACGTAACTAGTCCTCATAGGAAGTTTAACTGGTACAAGTTGCAGCTGCTGGACGGGGATACTCGTGATAATAAAAATTGGTTACTTATTTCTGACATATTTAATGTGATTAAATACACGTTTCAAATGCATCTCTTACATGAATAACAATGAAGACGTACACTAGTAGTATGCATCAAACGGTAAATCATTTCAAACGTCCGCATCTGACTCCATAATGCTCGGCTCAAAGTGCTGTGCAAGACGAGATATCAGTTCTTTGTAAGCCAGAAAGTTCATATTTCGGTGCAGCATGTGCAACAAAAACCAATCTCCTATCTTAAGGTGGTTGAAAACTGTGGTAATGTCTTTCGCACGACTCATACTGCTGATTGATCGAAACCTGTAGAACCTAATCGAGGAGGAAACCAATGTTACTAAGCGATACACAACCATAATTGCACTAATGACTGCTAAAATACGAAACCAAAACCATAAGACAACATAGATTTTGCCATTGATCGAATTCTGTGGCAAGACGCAAATTCCATCCCTAGTCTCTGGGGTACCGGTGGGGCTGTATTGACGATACAAACATTTAGTCATCGTTGGAAATAGAAGTTCCACAGGGTTACCTTTACTTTTGTTCAGGCTTTGGTTGAACATCATTACGTCAATTCCGTAGAGTGAGAAATCTTCGCCGAGGAAGGCATTCATGAAAGCTATTTGCCCCACGACATTCACCAAGTTTAACAACTCACAAGTGAAATATTTGTAGAAGTAAATGTTGTGCGAATGCAGTGTCGTACAGAAATAGTCGACCAAAGGTCCAATGTTGTTTTCTATGCGATCTTTGGTTAAAACCGGAGGAGCCAGCTCTTCTGCCAACATTTTTATTCTTCCTCCTTCCCATGCTTTCCAAATGTAATGCGGGATGTAGAACAATATCGCTTGTAAGGTTAAAGACAGGAAGATCCATTCGTAGTAATCGTAGAACTTCAATTCATCTTCCTCTGCGTCTGTAGAAATTCCTCCAGGAAGCGGTAATCTTCGGCTCAGTACCTGACGGATTGATTGATGCTTCGTCAAGAAGGTTGAGTGCACGTAACAGTAGGTGTTAAGGGATCCATGCGGGAAGTCAGGAAAATAGCAATCCATGGGATCTCTGAAGAATTGCACTGAGGTAACCACCATCGAAAAGGCAAGAAGAATAACCGCTGTTAATTTGTAATGCAGGCGGAAGAAATCATTGTCAATGGAAATCGAATGAACTTTTAGCAAACCACGCAAAGAACTTAGAATGTTAAACATCGTGAACAGTATGAAGTAAACTAGGCGATCAAGACATGAGCTCCTGTATTTATGGTCAGTTAATGAGGCTCACTGCAGGTATGACAGTACTTTGCGTGTGGGTCGCTGTATACAATCTTAAGAACTTTACTATTTAGGTTTGGACTAACGACTGTTCAACTTGGACGTGCTACCTTTGACGACATTCATAATGTGGCTCGCGGTAAAAAAATTAAACGTTAAGAATACCTTACTTGGTAAAAACGGCATTATTATTTTTCAACAACCGTGATAATATCATTTTTAATTTAATTATGTAAACAGGTTAGCTCATACGTTGCACGCGGCACCGGTTTCTCTGGACATCACGTACGAGTGAACTATCATGGCTGGTCAAGCACACATAATCCTTCGTGTGTTTTGCTTTTCCACCATGTAAATGCTGGTGGATAGCTGCGGATGCTTGAAATCTCTAACGGTTGCCAACAAGTCACGTAAGTTCATGTTCGCATGATCTTTACGCTGACGTTATCACAGTGCTTCACAAAGGAACTAGCACGATAGCAGTGCATCCCAGTTCCGTCACCGACCGACAGCATCAGGTACGTCGTGCATCATACAATCGCGTTGCAATATTAAAACACGTAGTCAGCTCCAGATCGTGACGATCGCCTGATGATAATACATAGAGGAATGTCACATATATAGATAAATATGTTCATACATACATAAATAAATACTTAGCACCATCACGCCGAAAGGATGAAAGAGTGTGACGGATGCCGTCGTGGCATGATTCGTTATCATAATATTTGCTGACGGGGCTTCACGGCCACAGTGCCATATGGCGTACGATGGCGGGGAAAACCTAGTTGTCAGATGCAGGTGACATATGATTGTTATTATTTCGATCTATTTTCGATTTAATAAATATCCACTTGGATCATGAGCTTAGGTTTTGATGCCAGTGTACCTTGCCTGTCTTCGACGACTGAACGTGCAGGACGCGCCCGGTTCTTTGCTTCGCTATAATAAGGAAAAGAAGAAAAAAAACAGTAATTTGATCTTCACTGCCGCTGAGTGTACCTCAAGCAACGCACCATGCTCAAGATTTTCCGTACTCTGCGTGGTCTGCTAAAAGTTCATGTGATTTCCATCGACAATAATTTCTTCATCCTGCATTACAAGATAACTGTGGTCATTCTTCTTGCCCTCGCGATGCTGGTTACCTCGCAGCAGTTCTTCAAGAATCCCATGGAGTGTAACTTTTCGGACTTGCCGCTCGGGTCCTCACACTACTGTTACGTGCACGCAACCTTTTTGGAGCAACAACAAATCACTCATCATGTGCCGCCCCAAAGATTGCCTGGAGGCAACATTTCTGGAGAGACCGGAGAGAAAGAATTTAGATTCTACAATTACTATGAATGGGTCTACCTCACTTTAGCCGTACAGGCGATATTGTTCTACGTTCCGCATTACATTTGGAAAGCATGGGAAGGAGGAAAAATGAAAATGTTGGCCGTCGAGTTCGCTTCTCCAGTTTTAAGTGAAGATTTCATAGAGAACAAGATGATACCTGTCGTCGAGTATTTTTGTACGACACTCCATTCGCACAACGCCTACGCCTACAAATATTTTACTTGTGAATTCTTAAACCTAGTGAATGTTGTGGGTCAAATATTGTTCCTGAAGATCTTTCTCGGTGAAGAGTTTGCTTCTTTCGGAATTGATGTGATTACGTTCGACCACCGCCAAGAAAAAAGCATGAAAAATCCTATAGATCGTCTGTTTCCAATTGTCACTAGATGTTCCTATCATAAATACGGGCCTAGCGGTAAGGTAGAAAATTGGGAAGGACTTTGCCTCCTCCCAGAAAATTCGCTCAACGGAAAGATCTACATTTTCATGTGGTTCTGGTTCCACATGTTAACTGCAATCAGTTCGGTTGTGGTTATATACCGTATAGTTACATTGTGTTCTCCGTCAGTAAGATTATACAGGTTCAAACCATTGAGCGGATTGATTCGTTCGGAAGATATTGCTATAGTTTTCCCCAAACTCAATGTAGGGATTGGTTTTTGTTGTGTAGGCTGCAACGGAATATCAACCCGCTTGCATACAAAAAGGTCATTTCTAGCATTGCAGAGCACTTTGGCACGCCCGTTGCAGATGCTTAAAGTCATTGCCGATGTCAAGCTTGCATTGTAACTGTGTCTAATTGCTTGACAGTCGATCAATAAATAGCTTTCTTGTGTTTGCCAATGTCGATATTCTATCAAATGTGTACAATTTTAGCATATATATATGACTAAGTACTTTTTTTTTGTTTTAACTAATTTCTCTATAGTTATACGTGTGAAAAATGTTTTACAACGGCGTGTATTTTTCAATTAAACATGTAAAAATGAAGCAACTTTTATTTTTCACAAATACCCTTGCCCATCCGCTTCAACTTGTATCAGTTGAACTGCCTATGAGGACTGGTTATGTAGTACGATCGCTTGGTCCGAACATAGTTGACATTTTGCTTGCAGCACGCATACTACGTATGCACTGTATGTTATTCCATCGGTAGCTGCACAAAAAAATTCTTATCACCACTAGTACCAGTATTGGTCATCATACGACACTAATGCCTCGGTATGCATGCATGCATCGCTAAGTGCATAGCACCTACAATCTAATGTCGTGCGGGATAGACCAAGTGCAATTTGTTCGTTCAATACCACCACGGTAGAGCACACGTGTTTTTTGACACCTAAGCCCCTTTACTACTTGACTATTCTGCATCTATTATGGTCCGAGTATGAATTACAATCAGATTATATCAATGGTTTCGTAGTATCCCGACTTGAATACAATTGTTTATCTCGTAAAACGCATGTTTTCCTTAGCATGTGAGCCTCTTTTGCAACAAGGACATGGAGCCAGCACTATATGTTCCAAAAACGGATTACAATGTATCGTTATGTCAATTGCTATTGAAATCCAAACTTGGTCGATGTGATGGCGACGATCCCATGGAGTATCATTTTACAAGCAGTCCTCAAGCTGCCTGGACAGCAACATTGGTCTGTTCAATCAACCTTACTGGTGAAAGGAATCGACTCTGATGTGCGGTGAACAAAAAATTTGACGCTTGCAGATTCTGGACCCACAGCGTCAGGTGAGTCGCATATTTATACAGAAACTTCTAATAGGACTCCATCGCATTATTCGTACAGGTAATATTTTTCGACATACCCCTGTACTTTTGGAAGTATGGGAAAGAAGAAGAATCAGAAAGTTGACCATTGCGCTAGTGTTTCCCGGCCACGGGCGTTGCATGTCGTTATCAAAATGTTATTAACTGGACTCGCGGGCTTATCGGCGGAACGTCGTCTGATAACCCGCATGACCCGTAATATCCCGAATTTTTAGAAAAACCCTAATGATATCTTATCGCTATTACTTTTATTCTTTATTTTCAGCATAAATGGACAACCGATAGCCAACTTGAAACAGTAAGCTTCAAACGACTGGACGTTCGGGACTCGTCGGGCCAAAGAACGGGAAGAGCGGAATTAAGTGCAATCAGCATGGAGTTAGTGGACAACGTGGAATCGAGTGCTATCCCAGCAGTGTACTTCACATCGCGTCAAATTCATTTGCCATTGGAAATGATTAGTTACCTAAGTCGTTTTCTTGAATTTGAACAGTTTCGGAATCTGCTCAGAGCCATGTGGCTCAATGGCGAAGGAGAAGACATTTTTCAAGAACGATTGGAGGAGTTATCAACACGCAAATTTGAAATCGCGTTTTATAATGGAAAAGTCATCCAAGTGGAATACAAGTACGATCGGGAGAAACCTATAGCTGATCGTGTTCTTGTTAATTTAGAAAGTTTGTCACCGATACTCGGAGGGGTAATGCCACCAGATGGAACAAAATTTGCTGCCCCTTTTGATCTGCAAGATTTTATAAGAGGACATGTGACGTTACATGAGTGTGGAGATGGGATACACTCACCCTGTGAGTATATCCACTGGAACAATGACTTGGAAGAAGAGCCCGTATGTCCAGCGAATCACTTGCACCATCATTGTCCAGGGCATGTCAATGCATGGTGTAAATATTATTTAACCACAATGATTTTTCAACGAGAAGGGGATTACGGTGAGCTTGTGAATTTAGCGGACCCAGAACGCCGTAGCTACCTGTTAACCGGGAGCCGGGCCACCTACTTATATTGGATACGTTACGCTCAGCGTAAAGGGTGTGCTAACCATGACTATCCGCTCGTAGAATGACAAAAGTTGTCCAATACCTCTAATGTCGATAGAAACTGAACTTCAGTATTGTCCGTGTCACAATAGAGCAGCTAGATTTAGCTAGAATTCTGTTTGTTCAAACGGTGTGATTTAATTGCAAAGCAGCTTCAACCTAACTGGGACGTACCTTCCAGAAATAGATAAGTGTAACATGTGTATAAGTGCGTGTAGATGCATAGATGCATCAAACAAGTGAATTATCGTGCACCGTAGACTCAGAATAGATTAAAAATACTAGAAACCAATGTATCTTTTAATGTTTTCAAAAATGTTTGTTGTTACGTAACTGTTTTTAAATGTATTACATGTACTTCTATATAGCTCTGTAAAAACACTATTATTGTAAAATAACACTAAGTGTCTTGTTTCTTTCAACGTTGATCGAAGGTGAACTTAAGGTTGCCCGTGTCAAAACTGTATAGCATATAAGTAACTAACTATAAGTGTCTAACTTTTAATAAAACTTGTAAAAATCTAGCAATTCTTTATTTTCACAAGTACCCTTGCCCATATATCAGCTTCAACTTGTACCAGTTGAACTTCCTATGAGGACTGGTTATGTAGTACGATCGCTTGGTCTGAACATAGTTGACATTTTGCTTGCAGCGCGCATACTTCGTATGCACTGTATGTCATTCCATCGGTAGCTGCACAAAAAAATTGTTATCTCCACTAGTACCAGTATTGGTCATCACACGACACCAATGCCTCGGTATGCATGGACGCATCGCTAAGTGCATAGCACGTACGACTTATTGCCGTACGTGATAGACCAAGTGCAGATGTCACTCTACAGCCACCAGCTATTTTCTGCATTCAGTTTGCAAGCGTGGAATGCTGAAACCTTAGCGCGTAGATGAACAGTGGTCCTTCTTACCTCTCATGATCAACGCTAGGGAATTTTAAATAAGCAAGACATGTAACGTTGGGTCGAATGATAACTCTAACTGCAGGCCATGTTGCCACAGAACAGACGTAAGAATCTGTTTTGTTCGTTCAATTGCACGACGGTAGAGGCCACGTGTCTTTTGACTCGCAAGCCTCTTTACTACTTGATTATTCTGCACGTATTATGGTCCAAGTATGAATTACAATCAGATCGATTGATTCAATGGTTTCGTAGAATCCAGGCATGAATACAATTGTTTATCTCGTAAAACGCATGTTTTCCTTAGCACGTGAGCCTCTTTTCCGATATGGACATGGAGCCAGCACTATATGGTCCGAAAACGGATTACAATGCGTCGTTATTTCAATTGCTATTAAAAATGGATTGTCATTTTACAAGAAGTTGCTTAAGCTGCCTGCAACAGCACCCCTGATCTGTTCAATCAACGTTACTGGTGGAAGGAATCTACACACCTGTGCGGTGAACAAAAATTTTACACTTGAAGATTCTGGACCACGGAGTCAGGTGAGTCGCAGTTCTACAGCTACTTTTGGTTCTAAGCGAAGATTATTACCTAAGACATCGTAGGATGGGAATGATACACTGGATCACCAACGTACATTGATAACTGCGACATTGAAAGACATAGTGAGATTCAGATCATCGACCACCATGGCGATAGCATGTTTGAATGGCTGGCCCCAGCGGCGTTTGTTATCAATATATTTGTTGTCCGGAATAACCGATATTAGCTCATAGGACAGTCCCAAATCTTGCGATAAAATAAGTTGGACGTTATAAGTACTGTCCTTATCTATATTGTTTTGGTTACACGATTGTACGCGTTGTATATAAATGTTAGCAATTAGTGGTCAGTACAAGTTAGTCTACCCGGAACCACCACACTCTCGCAACATATTTGGTTGTTGGTCCGGCTACATAAACTGGGAAAATCAGACGAGTGTTAACCATGGAGTCACTGGAGGACAAGACATCAAGATCCCTTACACCCGTGTACTTCACGTCGCGGCAAATTTGTTTGCCCCTGGAAATAATTCATCATCTAAGTCATTTTACCAAGCTTGACGACTTCCGAAATCTGATCGGAGCCATGTGGCCGAACGGCGAAGAAGTATGACACCTTCAAAGAGCGTCTGTGGCAACTATCGTTGGGAAAATTTCGTGCCACTTTTTTCAACAAGAAGGAGGTGGAAGTGGAGTACAGTTATGACCGGGAGAGACATCCGCTAGAGCGAGTTCAAATTAAATTGACAAAAAGTTTGTTACCACTGTTTGGCGGGGTCGTGCCACCAAACGCTGAAGAATTTGTGAACCCATTCGCTATGAGAAGTTTTGTGTACAAAAACGTGAATTTGCATCTGTGTGAGCGTGGAATGTTCTCACCTTGCCGGCGCAGTGAGTTACGTTATGCGGGAGGTGATTCGTCAGATGAGTCCGATTCAGATGAAGAGTGGGATTCAGATGACGAGGAGACATGCCAACACAATCACTTCCACCATTATTGTCCGAAACACGTATTTTGGTGGTTCAAACGATATTTAAGTGCAGCAATTGCAAGGCAAACAGGGATAAACGATTACAAGACGATGATCAGTATTACATGCCTAAGTATCTTCGATATCGATTCAGAATGTGGTGCTTCTAATTTAAGTTTTCTACTAGAATACACTTGCCGCAGACGGTGTGGTTTCTGGCATTCAGATGCAATCTGATATAATCTACAAAATAAATGTATTAAATTAACATATGTTATTTTATTTCTCTGTAACCTTATCATTGATTGATAGAAATGTTGATAGAAATCAAACTTCAGTATTGTCCGTGTCACAACTATCTTAATTCAGCTCCACAATCTACGAAATAAATGCATTGAACATAAGTCGTTCGATATGGAAAAATTGCGCGTTTACCGGAGCGTCGTTTGATAACCCCGGAGATCTTTGGGTCTATCATTGATTGTTACATCATCTCACGTATAAAGTCTATAAAGTGAGCAATTGATTGCCCTGTGAAGCAGTCTACCTTGAACAAGTGTACGCTCAGGACGTGTTCGGTTTTTTGCACAAAGAACACAGAACAGAAACGCAATCAGTATGGGGTCATTTATCAGTGCTACGTCGGGCGATGGCAACGAGGCTCCAACTTATCAAGAACTACTGGGGCAACTGTCAACGCGCAAATTTAAAGCCACTTTTCTCAATGGGAAAGAGATAGAGGTAGAGTACGACTACGACCCCGAGAGACTTCATAGAGATCGTGTTAAAATTCATGTGCGAGACTTGTTACGAGTATTTGGTGGGATCACGATGCCACCAGATGGGAGCGAATTTGTCAGCACATTCGATGCGGAAAAATGTTTGGAAACAAACCCGAATTTACATAAGTGTTTAGGTTCAACATCCATACGCTGCTCCCATCTTGATGCAGATTCAGAGAGGGAGGAGGACATGAGCCAGTGCGATCACTTCCACCATTATTCACCGCGGCATGTTGATGCGTGGTTTAAATTCTATTTGACCACAGCGATCATGTTGCGAGAAGGAGCTCACGAAGAGGTTTTGGAACTTGAAAGTAGCCTAGATGATCATTGGCTGATGACCGGCGACCGCCTTACCCCAGAATATTGGCTACGTTACGCTTATCGTCAGGGTTGTGGTTACCCTCCAATGGCTTTTTAATAAGTAAATCGATTTTGAGCAACTTTTCTTGACGTGATAGAAATAGCAGTGCAATGAACCGGGAGAGACTTGATGGCGTTCGTGTTACAGTTAATTTACAATGCTTACCTATCTATGTAACTTTAAGCTTCGTTTTATCCGGACGAACAATCCGGACAAATGGTATAGAGATAAAATATAGAGTAGATAAAAATAGTTCCTCAATCGGTTCTCCATTGCCATGATTGGTTGGAACGCTATCAAAATTTTATAGTTCATTTGTTCGTCGCATTGGAGGTCGTGGACGAGCCTTTATGTTTACTGAAAACCCCGAGCGCTATATAGGGTTATTAATTATTCGTCATATCGTAGCACGCGTCGAGCGTGTGTCGATTAAGTTGGTCCGAGCCAGTGTATCTTGAACAACTGCGCAGTGAGGCCGCGTCCGGTGCTCTGTGCGATTACAAAGTAACAAGCGAACAAAAGGTGCAGATTAAGTGCAATAATCATGAAGTTTAGAAGAGTGGAAGGCATCAGAAAATCAAGAACTCTCACACCAGCGTACTTCACGTCGCGGCACATTTTTTTGCCAGCAGAAGTGATATTTCATCTAAGCAAATTCCTTCAGTTTGGGGATTTTCGAAATTTCATTAAAGCTACTTGGCCCAAGGGTGAAGAAGACGAAACATTTCAACAACGGCTGTGGCAACTATCATCACGGAAATTCGTTGCCAAGTTTCTGGATAGAACAGAAATAGAGGTGCTGTACCACTACGACGTCGACAAAGTTCAAGATGATCGTGTGAAAATCGAGTTGAAGAGCGTCTTACCAATACTCGGTGGGGTGATGCCACCGTGTGGGAACAAATTTGTCAGCTTAGGCGCCATTAGGAATTATTTGGAAACAAACATGACTATGCATTTATGTGACGGAGGCAAACATTCACCCTGCGTTAATTTCGTTGAATCTTCGACCGCGAAAGAGCATGTCTGCGACCAGAAACACTACCACCATTATTGCCCCCATCACGTTTATTGGTGGTTCTATGATTATTTGGTCTGGGAGATCAGGTGCCGAGAAGAGCAGAACGAGCAACGAGAGAGCGGCTTGATTTGGCTAGAATTCTGTTTATTCAGACGGTGTGATTTAAATAGAAAGGACCTTCAACCTAACTTCGATCTTCCAGAATTCGATGTGTGGAACATGTGTGTGAGCCCGCCTATAAGTGCGTTAGAATTATTAAACGAGTGAATTATCGTGCACCGTAGACTTAGTATAGATTTAAAATACTACAAACCAATGTATCTTTTAATGTTTTTAAAAATGTTTGTTGTTATGTAACTGTTTTTTAAATGTTTTACGTGTACTTCTATATCGCTCTGTAAAAACACTATTATTGTAAAATGTCACAAAGTGTCCTGTTTCTTCCAACGTTGATCGAAGGTGAACTTAAGGTTACTCGTGTCAAAACTGTATAGCATATAAGTAACGTATGTAGATAGGGTGTAGATGTATAGACGATAAGTAAACATGTGGAACATGTGGATTGTCCTACGACGGAGCTTTGGTATAGCTTTAAAAGACAAGAAATAAATGTATCTTTAAATGTTTTCGAAACATGTTTGTTGTTAAGTAAACGTTTGTTCAAATGTATCATATGCACTTTTATCTGTGTGTAACACTATTATTTTGTAGAATGACTAAATGTGTCCTGTTCTGTCGCGAACGTTAATTGATAAGTTGAATTCCGGTTGCTCCCATGTCAAGACAATGTTGCATGAAAATAAAACAAGTTATAATTTTGAAAAGAGTATTTATTTATATTGCCATAATTATCTAACACTAGATCGACGCACAGTAGGTTTCACACAGCTTGTAAAAAGGAGCTCACATTCGATATTTACATGAAAGAGGGTCCAACTATCTTCACCGACGGCTTGCTTCTCGTTGTTCCCTTTGTCGTCGATGCTCTGCTTCACGCTCCTGATCACGCTGACGTTCTGCTGCACGTTGCTGCTCCTGCACGCAACGATAACTCTTCTGACAATATGGAGTATGTAGGTTCGACGGATCAACCATGTTTAGAGTGTCTTGAAGCAGCTGAACAAAATATGACGGTGGCGGTATTCCTTCTGAACAGTTAGGCACGTTATGTATTAACAGGATATAGGAATAAACTAAATAATTACGGGAAGTGTTGGGGTATTTATGG